ACCATCCGCCGCAGCTGCGTCAGGACGTCGCGCCCCATCTTGTCGTCCACGCTCAAACCTCCCGCTAAAATTCAGCCACCGCGACCGCGGCCCGCGCCGTCCGGTCCGCCGTCATCTCCGTGATCTGCTCCTCGGTCAGCAGCCCGCTCAGCCGGAGCAGGACCGGGTCGTCGATCAGCTGCAACGCCGCCAGGTTGGCAAGCTCCACCTTCTCGACCTCCGCCTTGGCCAGCGCGTCGAGCCGGGCTGGGTCCGCGAACTCGGCGGTGATCAGGGCGTCCTCGTCGAGCCGCTCGCTCCCGTAGGCGTTGGCGATCTCGGTCCCGCGATGCATGGCGGTCTCCCACGTCGGTCCGAGCGACCGCGCCCCCCGCTCCGCCTTGACCACGGCCGGCATGTCGGCCCGCAGCAGCGCCACCCCGCTCGGCCACTCCCCGCCGCCGATGTCGTGCTCCGGGGTCATCGTGTTTGCCGCGACCGTCCGGACCTTCATCCGCAGGGTCGCGATCAGTTGGCTCATGTCGCCGGCCTGGAGGACACCGAACCGACCGTTCGGGTTGTCGGTGCGGAGCAGGAAGCCGGGGCCGACCCGGAGCGGTTTGCTCGACCCGTCGGCGTTCTTCTCGGCCGGCACCCCGGTCGCCGTGTACATCTGGTAGCCGGCCATCCGGGCCGCGGCCACGATGTCCCAGTGCAGGTCGTTGATCTGATCCTGGAGCCCGATCACCCCGCCGTCGAGGTCGCTCACCCCGTAGGGGGCGTCGTCGTCGCTGCCGTTGGCGAAGTGGACGATCGGGATGCCGAGCGGGCTCCCGTCCTTCTTCACCCAGGGGACGATCCCGGTCGCGTCCTCGCCCTCGAGCGGGAAGGGCCGCCAGCCCTGCCCCTCCTGCACGTAGCGCTCGATGTGGTCGGGGAGGTAGACGGTCCGGCGCTTCGTGGACCGCTTGGACTCGCCGACGACCTCCCACTCCTTGACCGCGTAGGCTGGGCGGCCGTCGTCCCCGTAGGCGACGAACATGCCCGACGCCCCGTCCCACCACCGCTCGCGCTGGATCACGACGCGGCCGGTCTGGATCTCGTTCCCGTCGCCGTCCAGCCCCTCCGCGACGCGCCACCCCAGTAGGGCCGCGTGGTTGCCGTCGCGCAGGGTCGCGTAGTGGATGTCGTACTGGAGGTCGGCGAGGTGGGTCTTCGTCCACAGGTCGGCGAGGAACGTCTGGACGGCCTGGTTGTCGACCGCGAACCCGGTCAACTCCAGCCGGGACGCCCCGATGGCGAGCACCTTGTGACAGACGTTGTCGGCGAACCGGTGCTTCGTGAGGCCGGCCAGGTGCCGCTTCTGGTCGGCGCTGAGGGGCTGGTCCTGCTTGCCTTGCGCGTAGTTGCGGAACACCGCCAGCGCCGCCGCCTCGGGCAGGGCGGCCTCGCGCTCGCGTTCGATTTTGGCGTGGAGTGACTCAGCCATCAGTTGGGGTCCTCGTCGCCGAGCGATGAGCTAATCCGCCGTCCCGCCTCAAACGCCTCAGACTCGACGCCGTGGTACTTAGTATTGGCGATGAGCTTGTCCAGGTCGCCACGGTTGACGACTACATGTCCTGGCGGGATAACGGCAGCGAGTGAGTCGATGATCGAGTCCAGTCGAACAGCTGGGCCACGCCAGGCATAAAACGCTTCGTTGACCTGATCTCGTGTTGCGCCGGTCTTGTCGCTCACCTACATCCTCCCCCAGATATCGTCGTCGTCGTCGTAGCCGCCCTCGCCCACATGAGCGTAGCTCTCCGCGACCATGCCGCCGTGCGTCCCGCCGGCCAACAGCCGAGCCAACCCCTGGGACATCGCGTCGACCTGGTCGTCGTTGGCACCGGCCGGGAACGCCGCCGCCTCGTCGATGAACGCGGTCACCCACGGGGCGAGGTCGGGGTGCGGCAGGTAGACGTTGCCCGCCTCCACCCACGGCGTGACCGCGTTGGCGCGGGCCACCTTGCCGCCGTCGGGCTCGACCTCGATGAGACCAGGGATCTCGCCCCGCAGGGTGGAGACGATGGCCGGGCCGTTGGCCTTGTTCTCGACCAACTTCGCGTGCGCCTGCGGCCACTTCGCGGCGAGGCTCCGCACCGCCAGCACGGCGGCGGGGAAGTCCACTCGGCCGCGGTACTGGTCGACGAGGTACGCGCCCGGCCCGGTCCGCCCCCACACCTGGCCGACGGTATAGGACCCCGCCGTCGTCTCGCGGAAGCTCATGTCCCACGACTGGAGCGCCTGGTCGAAGCGCGGCGGGAGCGGCACGCACGGGCAGAGGTGGAGGGTGCCGTCGGCGCCACGGACCGGGACGGGCGGAAGGATGCGCTCAGGTAGGTGCCAGAACCGCCACCACGACCGCTTGAACGCCCCGCCCTCCTCGGCGGTCGGCGCCCCCTGGAACTGGGCCTGCCAGGCGCGGGTCCCGACGGCACCCCGGATCGTGAGGAGTTCCTCAACCAGCCAGCGGTCCGGCCACAGGGCGTTGCCGGCATCGTCAATCGCCGGGAAGTGGACGTGCCGCCATCGCTCGCCGCCCGTGGCCTCGGCGTCGAGCAGGCGACCGGTCAGGTCTTCCTCGTGCCATCGAGTACTCACCACGATGATCGAGCCGCCCGGCTCGAGGCGGGTGCGGATGGTCCCCTGATACCACTCCCATGTCGAGTCGCGAACGGTCTGCGAGTCGGCGTCGGCCGCGCCCCGGATGGGGTCGTCGATCACGATGAGCTGGCCGCCCTGCCCGGTGGGGGAACCGCCGACGCCAACGGCGATGTAGCCGCCACGCGTCCCCTCGATGTCCCACGCGGAGACGGACGCCTTGTCGCCGGCCACGGCCACATCGGGGAACGGGTAGCGCGGGTCGGCGATGAGGTTGCGGACGCGGCGGCTAAACATATAGGCGAGGTGTGCGGAGTGGGACGCCGCGATGATGCGCTGGTCGGGATGGCGACCGAGATACCAGGCGGGGAAGAGTTCCGAGACGTGGACGGACTTGCTGTGCCGTGGGGGCATGGTCACGATGAGGCGGGCACCGGGCGTGGACGCCGCCCACTCCAGCGCGGCGATCAGCTCGTCGATGTGCGGGGCGGACTCGTAGCCGGGGAAGACGCGCCGGGCGAACGCGCCGAGTCGTCGCCGGTCGCGCTCATCGATGAACGCATCGGGGTCGCGGAGGATATCGCGGGCGAGGTCCTGCCAGGCGAGGGACATCAGTCCGCCGCCCTCGCGAACAGCGGCAGGTCAGGGAGGGGGACGGGCGCGCTGCAGTCCCGCACCGCCTCGGCGTGAGCGATCCGCGCCTCTGCGATGGATGCGTAAGACTCGTCCTGCTCGATCCCGACGAAGCGGAAGCCCTCGCGGACGCACGCCACGCCGGTCGAGCCTGACCCCGCAAACGGGTCCAAGATGAGCCCTCCGGGAGGACAGACGAGGCGTGCCAACCAAGACATAAGGGCGACCGGCTTTACGCATGGATGGTCCGACCGCTGCCCATCCGGCAGCCCCGCTGACCGCTCAACCCGCGACGCCTTGCTTTGGTAGCGGAACCGCACGCCGTCCCAGTCCTCGGCGTCGATGGGGGCGTTGAGGAAATAGCGGCTTGCTCCCCCCGCGTCGGGGTAGGTCGGGCCAATCGTTGTACCCAGCCCTCCCCCGTAGGTGATGTCGGATTGCCTGGTCGGTGATCCCACGACACGGTTACGGCGACCATTCGCAGACTCCCCCGACTGCCGGTCAAGCTCAGCCACCGCACATCCGGGCGCACACTCCCACGCGGTCACGGTCTCCATGCCGTCCGCGTCGGCGTAGTGGGTGCCGTTGGCTGCATCAGGGGCGACGTTTCCGCGAAGCATCGTGGTCCGCTTGTCGGTATCACGCCATCCCGCGCCCTTCACCCGCCGCGTCCCGACCTCGCGACAGTCCGGCGCGTGCGAGAGGATCGTGTTCGCGGGCCAGCGGCCGGTCGGCGCTTGCACCGTCTCGCCGTCGGCGTCGATTGGGGCGACGTTGAGAAAGAAGCGCGACGCGCCGCCGGTATCGCCGTAGCCGATTTGCTCACCATCCCGCTTTGGATCACCGCGTTGGATGTTGCTCCCGTAGATTCCCGTTGCCCGAGACATGCGCTGAACGCCGGACGACTTCCCCCGCTCCCCCGACTGGGCATCCAGCGCGGCGACGGCACATCCGGGCGCACACTCCCCCGCGGTCACGGTCTCCATGCCGTCCGCGTCGGCGTAGCCCACTTCCTGCCCCGTCGCCGGCCGACTCAGCCCACGGCCGCTGCCGTACATGGTGTTGCCGCTGTCAGAGCCGCGTACCCCGTTGCTCCCCCTCACCCGCCGCGCCCCGACCTCGACACAGTCGGGCGCGTGCGAGAGGATGACGTTCGCGGGCCAGCGACCGAGGTTCGGGTTGTGTCCGCCACATGTCGTCGGGTCTTGTACGGCATATCCCCACTCATCAGCGTGAGTGGTACCTCTCGGATGAGGTGATACCGATCCCGGCACGCGCTTCGTCGTCCCAATCCGGCACCCGTCGATGTTCAGCGCCCCGGTGCCGTGCGCGAGCACATTGGCGGTGACCGTGCCGATCAGGGGCTTGCGGGCGAGGCAGATCGGCTCGTGGGCGGGCTTAAGTGCAGTTCCGAGTCCGTCTGCTATCGGCTTCCCACACATTGAACAACTTGGGAACCCGCTGTTATACTTGGGGGCGGGAGGTCCTGATGTCGAAGCTAGAGAAGTCGTGTGTGGTGTGTGGTCAAGCGGAGTGGCGGTATCCGTCCGAGTGGCGGCACTCCCCGACACCGATCTGCTCGCCTGAGTGTCGGCGTCAGCATCGTTCACAGATTGGGCGAGGTCCAGGGAACCCTGACTGGAAGGGTGGCCGATACGTTGAGCCGGGGAAGGGCTACGTGATGATTCGTCGTCCTGATCATCCGCGCGCTCGTCAGAACGGATACGTGCTAGAGCATATCCTCGTCGTTGAACAGATGCTTGGTCGCCCGTTGCTTCCGGGTGAACGTGTCCACCATCGCAATCACATGCCGGCTGACAATCGTCCCGAGAACCTGAAGGTATACCCGTCGAATGGGGAGCATTTGAAAGCTGAGGGGCATCACAGAGCGAAGCAGCCACCGTGTCGCTGTGGCCTTCCTGCTGTGGCTCGCGGTTACTGTTCGCGCCATTACGCCCAGATTCGCCGCACTGGCAGAACCTTGGATCTCGATTGACCCGGCTGCTTTTCGGAAATCCGACTCCGTACATGTAGCAAAACGAGTCACGGATCTCGAACCCCGCGTCCTCGATGGCGCAGACCATCCGGTGGCTCGTGCGGGCGCCTCCGAAGGCGACGAGGTGTCCGCCCGGCTTCAGCACACGGTACGCCTCGCGCCACATGCCCACATCATTGGCGATGCCGGTGCCATCCCAAGACTTCGACATGAACGAAAGCTCATAGGGGGGGTCCGTGCAGACCGCGTCAACCGACTCCGGCTCCATCCCCGCCATGACCTCCCGGCAGTCCCCGATCAACACGCTCACGCCGCACCCCGCAGTTCGTCTAATCGCGTGTTCATCGCCGTGACGATCTCGAGCGCTCGACGATGCACCGGCTCGGTGCTTCGCGGGGATGCCGTTGCCTGGATTGCCCGCGAGAGATCGTCGATGTCCTCGACGCTGTACGCCACCACGTCGCTGGGCTTCACCTCCCGGATCACGTCGACGAGGAGGTGACGGTTGTGATGGCGACGCCACAGGTGAAAGCGGCGAGCCTCATCGGTCGGTGGGGGCGGCTTCACGACCCCACCCCCGCCCCTCGGTCCACCCGCATCGCTACGCCCCCCGCATCCAGAAGACCTGGTCGTAGTTCGCTACGGTCGAGAGCAGGATGGTTGCGGGCAACGTCGTGACCGACACCGAGGTTGCGGTGTAGAAGCTTCGCTTGTCCACGGCGAGCGCAGCGGTGATCCCGAACGCTACGTGCAAAGTCGGCGTCGCGCTGTCGCCGATGACGGCGTAGTAGAGCGTCGTCGGGGCGGACGGTTGGGCGACGCTACCGCCGAGCGAGATCGTCATCGCAGCGTTCGCCGCCCCCACCGCGACGCTGCCGGTCGTGCCGAGCCGGGTGAGCGTCGTTCCGTCGCTCGACCACACCGAGAGATTGACGTTGCCACCGGTGGCCCCGACAGAGATCGTAAGCCCCGTGATCGACAACGGCCGGTCGTCGAGGACGCGAGCGAAGATGAGGTAGCCCGCGCCGGGGCTCGCGAGGCTCTGCCCGTTCGGCGGGGGGAACGTCTCGCCGAACGTGGGGGTTGCGGCACCGGCCCCGTCCGTGGCAAGCGCCTTCCAGGCGTAGACGCCGGACCCGCCGATCTGCATGGCCTTGTCGAGCGTGTCGTCGGCCGCGCCGGTGGACTTGATCGCGACGGTCGCGCCGCGCAGGTAGGCCCCGATGACGGTGCGACTCGTCAACCGCAGGAAGCTGCCGTCGCGGAACGTCGACGCCCCGCCGCTGGAGTCGTACCACGCGAACGGGGCGTACTGGTTGCTCGCGTCGATCAGGACGTTCTGGGCCGTAGCGGCTAATTGAAAGGCGCGCGGGGTGCCCGTGCCGACGTCGAAGACGTTGCCGGAGAACGCGCAGTCGGCCACGTCGACCTGGAGCGCGAGGTTGCTGTTGCCGGTCACGACGTTGCCCGAGTAGGTCGACTTGACCGAACCGGCGAGGAGGCCGATGCTGCTTGAGCCGTCCATCTTGATAACGTTGTTGGTGATGACGTTGCGCTGCGGCTGATACGTCGCGCCGAAGGCGTTGTGGAACGCCAGCCCGTAGAAGTTGCCGCTCGGGATGGCGGTGTTGCCGGACACGACGCTGTCGACGAACCCGTCCCCAAACGATAGTGCCTCGCCGCCGACCGTCGGGTCGGAGTGGCAGTAGTTGTTGGCGACGATCTGGCCGGGTTGCAGCTCTCCGGCACCGCCCTGCGCCATGCAGTTGCCGAGCCCCTCGCGGATCACGTTGCCGTAGGTGACGTTCCCCGTGCCCGTCGTCTCAAAACCCTCACAGTGGAAGAGGTCGTTGAACGCCTGGATCGAGTAGGCCGCGTTCATGTTGAAGCCGTTCGCGCAGTACCGCGCCGTGCATTCGAAAACGTGGCACCGCTGCGTGTAGAGTCCGCCGGTGTTGTGGACAGTGAAGCCCCACAGGTACTCGAACGTGCATCCGCGCACCACGATGTCGGTCGGTTGCTGCGACGAGGCGTTGGTGTATTGAAAGATGCAGTTCGACTGATAGTTGAGGATGTAGGTGAATGTGGCGGGGGTCGTCCCGTTGTCGCCGTAGAAGTA